GACCGGATAAATCCCTGTTACATCGGGATTCGTGTCCCGTCCAGTGTGTTAACTCATGAAAGTGTACTTTGTAATATGCATCAGGTGTTTTAAACTGTGTGATTAACGGCATTGTGATACTATCACTTGACGGTGTATAATGTGCGCTGTCTGATTCAATCCGGTTGACCTTGACTCCAGTCATTTTTAGAAATTCTTCAATTGTGCTATCCGGTAAAGTTTCCGCTTTTTTTCGCTCTGTTTCATATTTTGCTTTCAGCTTGTCTGTAACCTTTTCGGGTAACTCTACTTGAGACAATCCCCATACTTTATAGTAGCGCAGGATTGGAACAGTTTTTATTTCTGTTTCCCCTTTTTCGTTTCGCGTTTCAATTTTGTTGATTTTCCAGAAAACGACCATTTTTCCCTTTTCATCCTTTTTGACTTTCCCGCCCAGCTCCCCACACTGTTTGAAAGTCATGTAAAGCACATCATCATAACGGGAAAGTAACATACGATTTACACCCCTGTAACAAGTTCCACGAACATTTAATTTTGTTAAGTGAAACCACGGTTTGTGCCACGGGACAACCCCGTCCTTCATGGATTCCAGTAATTCAGAAACGACAATTTCTCTAACTGATTTACCCATGATCTTTACCCCCTTTTTAAATTAACTTGTAAAAATTTGAGTACCTTAAATAAAGCACTCAAATTAATATAAGTTAATTTGTGAGGTTTTCATGTAAAAGAACTACTTTAAATATAATACCCCTGATTGAAAAGTCAAATTTATTTTACGTTTTTTTATAAAAATATGCATTTTTACGATATTTTCTTATTTGTACATTTTTATAGATAAATGATATTTTTTACCATAATATTTCACTTTTTAACGTATAATAATGTATACATTATATACGTTAAGTATTCCAGTTTTTAGTACAAATTTGTATAGTTTCCGGTGGCAAGTGTTCAGGGTGATTAAATCAATGACTATACCATACACAATTATACTATTAATATTAGTTTGTTATTTCTTTATTTTATTTATAGTGTTCAGTTATTTAGATGAACATTAATATACTATTTGTCTGTATAGTGGTTAATTTTGACTGTTTTATCTGGAATAATCGGGGGAAAGTGTCTGATTGTCTCATACCCCTGTATAACTCTTGACTTTATCCCTGTCTTATGTTATTGTTTACTTGTACTGTTTATTTGTTCAGTGTTTATTTTTGCATACGGCATACCAATTATTTGTTTAGTGTGCAAATTTGTAGTTAGAAGGTTGATTAATTCCATACGAGCCTGAAACACTGAACGATCGTTCATTATTACTGACTGCTCGGTCGGGAACAGCCCAGTGTAAACAGTGCAGTCTAACAGACTTAGACAAGCCAAACTTTCCGATCACACTCACCACTGTTACCCACAAAGAGACATAACTATTCTTATCGGTAGTGCAATTTGAATACTATACATGTGTTACCCTGGGGCAAGCATCACCCTGTACCCACACCCACCATATAACTGCCAGTCATTTGTGTAGTGTGCAAATTTGAATTGATGGGGGATAGGTCAGAAATTTTGAGAGGGGTGCTCCCCTTTTTGCGCGCGCGGGTCTCTATATTTAGTCCACACAGACAGCATCATAAAAAATCCAGTCCAGGAGTAATTTATGGCCCTCACAGGAAAGCTGCGGGTAATGATAAATCGTTATAAATTGAACAGGTTCGTGAAAAAAATTTCTAAAAAAAATTTAATGAGAACGGACCCTTCCATACAATCTGTTCATGCTTCCACGGTGGTTCTTACTGACGTTCCCGATTACCTCTATGTAGCGAAACGCCGTGTTGCCCACGACATTGCTGAACACCTGTTAAATAACGGGTACATTGAATTTGAACGGAACTCCTTCTCTCCCCGCCCGGACACAATAAGAGTTTTTGGTACAATCAAGGTCTTACATCCTAATCCTACAAGCAGGAAAATCAAATGAAACTGTTCGGAAGGCTCAGAGAAAAAATCGAAAAAAAAATTTTGAAAAAATATACCAGGGAGATAGAAGAAGCCCGAAAAAGCATTATAGATGATTACCTCGAAAATAACTCCATCCTGGTTGGTGGAGAATACAGGATTGACCGTGAGATTGTAGACCGGCTTGAAGACGCAGGGAGATATGCCAAAACAGAGCTGGCCATGAAGATTGGAACTTATCTGCTGGATAATGACCTTATCGTATTTGAACACAGGAACACCATCCACGGCATAATAGTCAGGGCAGAAATAAGGCCGTTGTTGCCACGTTCGTTTTTTCACCGCGCCTGGGCAAGCGAACCCCCGAAGTATAGGGCGGTCATGCCGGAGATTAACCCCTTTGAAAAACCAGACCCTTCGATACCGCAAGCAGTAGAAAGGGTTTATGACGATTATTCCAGAGAAGTTTTTGAAAAATACACCCGCCCCTTTCCTGACCCACATCCGGAAGGAGAGCAGCCTCTTAAAAGAATAAGAAAAAGGATATTAGATAATGAGAAAGTTTAACCCTTACGTTATCCCGTTCGTGATAGCTGATAAGATCAAAAAAATAAAAAAGGCAGTGAAGATCATACTCTTTCTGTCCAGCCCCGTTTTCCTGTTTTTCGGGCTGATGTATTTTGGAACATTCATAATGGTCCTTATGCTTATGGCGTTCGGCCAGATGTTCCCGGTGATGATTATACTGTACAAGATTGTAGCACTTTCAACCCTCTTTTTTGTACTCTGTTTCCTTTCCTACAAGGGAGCCATTAAAATCGGGTAATGAGACTCTACTGCAACAACTGTAAAAAATTTCAAAAATTCAGTGGGGATTCTTCAGACCTGTTCTGCACGGTCTGTTTCTACTCCCATGACCGGAAGAAAAATGCCAGACCCAAAACGAAAGAAAAAATACTCAAAAGACGGAAACGATTACTTAATCACCCTTTTGTCAAAGGAGCTTCAGGTTCCAAACCAGGGTACACCGAACGCTCAACTGATCGTAAAGGAACTCGTAAAAAGGGCGCGAGAGGGCGACACCCGGATAGGCATGTGGATTTTCGACCGGATATGCGGAAAACCAAAAAATCAAAAAACCGACTCAGGAAAAAAGATCACCGACCTTAATTTCGGGGAAGACGACTACAACCTTGAAGAATTTGAGAGCTTTTTAACTGACGAAGATTTCTCGGAAGATGAAGAACCGCAAGTTATTCCAGAACAAGATTTTGACCCACTGAAAACCATAGATATACTCAAGCATGATGAAGTTATTGAAATTGAGGATGAATAATGTGGGCTTTTACCCCGGTCGAAGGAGCAAAATATAAGCACGATTATGTGAAGGTTTGCGGAACGCTCAACCAGCTTCAGGAAAAAGGAGATCACAAAAAGTATAAGGCTCTCATAAGAAAACTCTGTAAAAAAGATTTATTTTTTCTGGCTTACTTCATATTACGGCTGAACGGTGAGGGGCAGGATTCCGGTAACGGTATCAACCACCCCTGGCTCGTTGAACGCATACGCGGGGTCGAACGTAAGCACAACCGAACCTTAGATTTATGGCCCCGTGAGCATTATAAATCATCTATTATTACATTCGCGTACATCATTCAGTGTATACTGAAAAACCCTGAAGAAAGAATTGCCATATTCTCCTTCTCCCGCGAGATCGCAAAGGGCTTCCTGAAAAGGATAAAAGAAGAACTCAACATGAATGAGCTTCTTAAACTGGCCTTTGACGATGTGTTGTTTGAAAACCCCGAAAATGAATCACCGCAGTGGACAACCGAAGGTATCACAATCCGGCGCAGGGGAACATACAACTCTGCCACGATTGAAGCATGGGGGATTACCAGGCTGCCGACCTCCCGGCATTATACCAAACGGTTCTATGACGACCTTGTAACAGACGAGACAATTAACCCCGCCAATCTACGCAAAACGCAGAGAGGCTTCAGGCAGTCCCACAACCTCGGAACTACCCCTGGGGAAATGATGGTGGTAGGCACAACCTATCACTATCTTGACATACATAGTGAACTCGTTGAAGAAGCGAAACGGACAGACAACTGGCACGTAAGGCGATACCCCTGTTGGGATGAAAACCGCGAGAACCCGGTCTTCATGACACAGGAGCAGCTTGAACAAAAGCTCGAAGACATGAAGGAAGATGTCTTCTCCGCACAGATGGAGCTTAACCCGATACCGGATTCCAAACGGGTATTGAATGTCACAGACATCATGCCGTATCGGAAGATACCAGTAATTGTTAAGAAGTTTATCCTGGTAGACCCCGCAAAGACCAAAAAGAAAACCTCAGACTGGACCGTTATAGCAGTTATAGGTTTAGACATTTTCGGCAACTATTACGTGTTGGATATTATACGAGACAGGCTTTATCTTGAAGAACGATGGGAACGTACCCTGTCAATGGTTTTAAAATGGTCCTGTCAGGATGTCGGATATGAGACATACGGACAGCAGGACGATGAAAGGTTTTTCCACCTTATGATGATGCGAAGGGGAATATATTTTAACTTCATTCCTCTTGGCGGTAAAACACCAAAAATGGAGCGTATTGCGAACGCACTGCGCCCGCTGTTTAAAGAACACCGATTCTACTTCCCTGAAGAACTGATTTACTACAGCGCAGACGGTACAGTTTACGACATACGAAAAATCTTTTTTGAAGATGAAGTTGCCCGGTTCCCGGTCCCGATTACAGACGACCTTCTTGACTGTATATCACGGCTGGCAGACCCGCAAATAATGGAGATCACACCAATCACCCCTTCAAAGGTCACAATGACAGTAAGGGAGTCAATAATCGATGATGATGATTTTGGTGAAGATGCTTACGACTTTATGGGAGCATAATGAAAAACAGAACAGACATTGATACCCCTGAAGCAAAATTGTACTCACACTTCAGTGAGGTTTACGACTACTGGCAAGCTCGGCAAGCGGTAGCTGAAGAAGATATGCGTATGACCGCAGGAGATCAGTGGGAACCCGAAAATGCCAATCGGCTGAGAAAACAGAAACGCCCCGTACTGAGCATGAACTTCCTGCTCAAATACGTGTCTATTATGACAGGTTATGAACAGCAGAACCGCACCGATGCGGTTGCACGTCCAGTTGAAAAGTCAGACCAGGACGCAGCAGAAATTCACAGCGCGCTGCTTAAATACATTTTTGCCACGAATAACAGCGACTATAACGTTTCCGCAGCTTTCCAAAATACGGTTATAACTGGCCTCGGATGGGTGTATGTGGACCTTGACTACGAAAACGATTTTGTGGAAGGTGACATCAGACTGTACTCCAAAAACCCGTTCAGGGTTTTACCCGATATGGATTTCACTCAGCTTGATCTGTCTGACTGTGCGTATGTATACACCTACGGCTACTTTACCCCTGCTCGCCTGAAAACCTTTTACCCGAAATACGCCAACGCGATTGATGAAGTACGTCCAGGAAACCGTGATGATTTTGTTTCCAGAGAGCAAAGCCCCCGACCTGAAGAAGACGAAAGGCTTCTGGTAATTGAGAAGTGGTATAAAACCAGCGTCAAAAAGACCTTCCTGGTAGATACTATGGATGGGTCCGTACAAGAGTTTGAGGGAACACGCAAAGAGAAGAAGGAAATCGAAAGGTTAATTAAGCTGGCGAACAACGTTGAAACAAACAGTGAGCTGGACGCATACCGCAACCTTGAGTTTATTGAGCGTTATGTTAACGAAGTAGAGCTTACGACCCTTATTGAAGACCAGCTTATAGTGTATGATGGCCCCCACCCTCATGGCCTGAACCGTTTCCCGATCTTTCCTATTCCCGGATATTTCCTGCCCGACTTTGACGACCTTGTATGGAAGTTCATGGGCATTGTCCGACCGAACAAAGACCGGCAGAAAGAAACGAACAAGAGAAAGTCTCAGATTCTTGGAACGGTTATGCGTACAATCTTTTCCGGCTGGAAGTTTGAAACCGGGGCGGTTGTCAATCCTGCCGATCTTCAGCAGTCAGGTTCCGGGAAAAACATTGAGGTTGCCCCCGGCAAAATGGACGCGGTAAGACCAATTGACCCCGCAGTAATTTCTCCGGGGCTTGTTCAGCTTGAACAGTTAAGCCAGAATGAAAAATATGAGTTCGGTTTCAACGCTGAAATGATGGGAAACCCTTCCGGCTCTGATGTGTCCGGGCTTCTTGCCCACCAGAGACAGAGACAGGGCATAATGGCTGTCCAGAACTTTTATACACACCTGGCGATAGCAAAGCAGAATATTTCCAAATATATTATAGACCTGGTAAACGAAAATTGGACTGTCGAAAAAATTTCCCGTATAACAGGGAAAGAGCTGCCACCTGATTTTGAACACCGCAGAGATACGGCACGATATGACTTTATCGTGGATGAAAGAGCCAATTCGCCAACCTTCAGGATGGCAAACTTCCAGATTCTTGCAGAGCTTACAAAAGCGGGGCTTCTCCCACCGCTGCCCCACGCGATAATTGAAGCCAGTGAGCTTCCGCGAGAAACGAAAGAAATGTACTTAAAATTTTTGAGTCAAATGACTCCACAACCACAATAAAAGGAGAACTTAAAAGTGAATGGAGAAACGGGCGTAGTTTCCCCTGGTGTCGCCGACCAGGAAGTAGATTTAGACAGTTTTGATATTCCGGGCGAAGACTTATCTGATGTCGCCGGTCAGGAGCTTGATGATATTACGGGCGTTGAAGAACCTGATGTCGCCGGTCAGGAGCTTGATGATATTACGGGCGAAGATGCTGATGTCGCCGGTCAGAACGGCTCAGACAAAAAGGGCGAAAATGATGGTGTCGCCAACCAGGAAGACGAGCCAACCCTCGATATAGAGACTTTACAGACTCAGGTACGGGGGTTCCAGAACGCTGCACTTGGAGAACGTACCAGACGGCAGTTGGCTGAGACTCAGGTTAACAACCTGACGAAAGAAATCAATAAACTCAAAGGGCTGATTAAAAAGGCAGAAATGCCCGACATCGACCCTGAAGGGCTGGTAACAGGAGAAGACCTTAAAAGGTATCTTGCAAGTCTTGAGGGCGGGAAAACCGAAGTGGAAGAACCCGCTAAAGAGACCCCCGTTCCGGGAACTCTGCTCGGAGCAAGTAAGGAAGATATTCTTGAAATGGAAACCAAAGCGAGAGAACGCCATTCCGATTATGACGAAGTTGTAAACAAATACACCAGAGACATAATTTTTGGCAATCCCGCCCTGGGTATCCCTGCCAACCCCATGTATATTGGTATGCTGGAAAAGTCTTATGACAAAGCCGAAACAGCCTACAAAATTGGATGTTCCCACGATGCGTACCTGGACAAACTTCAAAAGGCTTCAGAACAGCGAGGGCGCAAACAGGTGACGGAGAACATAAAGAAAGCGACAAAGAAAAGCCCCACGCTCGGCAAAGCTGGTGACAGCGCAAATGCCGACCGGATAAAGGCTATGAAAATTCGCAATATGACTCCCGAAGAAAGAGCTGCCCACCGAAGACGAGTTAAAGGAGAGGAATAAGCTGCCTGAAGTCTGAAGGTAAGTTATGGCTATTGCTAATCCTACCGTTCTTTCCAATGTCCCGGCAGCGGTTGACGAGTTTTACGTTGGCGCGCTGTTAGACGAGGCGAGAGCAGTGCTGTGCCACCACTGGCTCGGCATGAAAAAGAGTGTGCGACTGAGAAGTGGTCACAAGCTGGTGTTCAGGGATATGCCTGATCTCGCAGCTCAGACAACTCCTGTTGCGGGTGTTGACGACCCCAATGCAGTTGCAATGACCAAAAACGACCAGAGCGTTACGCTGGCCAAATATGTCGGTATTATAATCATAGAGGACACCGTTGAGTTCACTATTGAAGACCCTATACTGACTGTTGCCGTTGAACGTGCCGGTCGTCAGGGTGGACTTACCCTGGAAATCCTCTGCCGTAATGTCATGAACGCGGGAACCACTGTACAGTATTCCGGTACTGCTGCTGCCCGTAACGAGATTGTTGCGAAGATGGACAAGGACGACCTGAAACTGGCTGTCCGTTATCTGGAAAACCAGAACGCAGAGAAGTTTTCTAAACCTATCCTTCCCACCACTGGTATAGGTTCAACCCCTCTTGGGGCGAGCTTTTTTGCGTACATTGCACCTAACCTTGCACATGATGTAAGGGGTTACGACTCCTTTATTCCTGTTGAGGAATACCCTAAACAGCAGCAAGTATACCAGAACGAGATCGGTGCTGACAAGTGCGGTATTCGTTACCTCATGACCACCACTGCTTTCAGCGTAGCTGATGCGGGTGGTAACAAGGGTTCGGGTATCCTGTCAACCACTGGTTCTAAGGCTGACGTATACTCCTGTCTGATCGTGGCAAAGAACGCTTACGCTACTGTTGCACTGGATAAACATTCCATGCAGCACATAATCAAGGACAAGAGCCGTGCCGGTTCCAAAGCCGACATGTACAGCTCTGTTGCTTGGAAAGCGATTTTCGCTGCAAAGATTTTACGTGAGACTCGAATGGTCCGAATAGAAACTGCGGTTTCTGAATAAAATGGGGGGCGCAATGCCCCCTAATATTTTTTCTTGGAGTAATTTAAAATGAGAATGGCAACTTTTGTTGTGTCCAACCGGGAAAACGAAGCTGGTACTATTATTGAAGTTGGCGCGCTCGGAAGAAATTTTGTTCTTCCTGAAAACGAGAAGATTACACGTCCAGTGGAAGTAATGAACAACCTTCTGTCTGCACAGTACCCGGAAACCTACCGCGACATTGAAGACGGCGGGAAGATTAAAGAACGCATGGTGAAGCGGTACAATGTTACCGTGATTGAACACCCTGACGACCCGAAGGTTGGCAGACCGCGCAAAGAAGACATTGCCCGCAAAAAGGCTATGGAAAAGGAAATCAAAAAGGGCAACCCAAAGGAGTCTATCACAGATGAATTTGACGAAGCCTTTGACGAAGCATTTAACGAAGACGAAGGTGAATAATGACCCTTCTTCAGATATACGATCAAATAATTGGTAATGTATATGGCGAAGCAACCCCCACAGCCGGTGTAAAATCCCGGCTAAAGGGGTCTACAGGGGTAATTGCACAGGCAATGAAAACTATTCAGGGAAATCACCCCTGGTGGTTTATGGTCCAGGAAGACACAATTTCCATTGTGGCCGGAACTGTTGAGTATGATCTTCCGGCTCGATTTAAAAACTACATAGCCCTGCGCTATCTGAAATCGGACGGCAATTACACGGAGAAGCTCATAGACATGGATTCCGGGGGCGAATATGTGAACGTGTTTGACCCCGATGCCGAAACCGATTATCCCCCTTACTTTGAAATACGGGGTGATAAGATCAGGCTTTCCGCAAAACCGGCAGTCAACTCAACGCTGTATGTACTATTTTACCAATACTTTGAAGACCCCTCTGACGTAGAAGCAACGTGGGACGCTACCAGTAATGATCTAACGGATAACGCCAGTGATGTGATTATAACGACTGTGACCGTCAGGCTTACCTCGATGTTGCACGATTTTCAGTCAGTTGGTTTCTGGATAAGTCAGGCGAACTATTACCTGGCAGAGCTGAAGAAGGTTGATTTTCAGCGTAAAAAACGAACTCCCTTTGTAGTGGAGTATTCTGATATATAAGGTGTGTTATGGCTGACTTTGTTGAAACATGGGATGAAACCAAACCGGATAATGATACTCCTGCAAACCAGATTGACGATGAAATTCAATCTTGCCGTGCGGGTATTAAAGAACGGCTTCAAGAGAACATGTTCTTTGATGAAAACATCACGAAGGGCGAACATGACTCTGACGGCAATTTTAAAAAACTCCCCCTTTCCAACTCTGAAGCAGTAAATTCCGGGATTACCGATGCGGTGATTCTTCACGCAAAGGACGCGGACAGTAAAGCCGAACTGTTTGTGATGGATGAAGACGACAACGATGTGCAGCTTACCCGCAAGGGACATCATTATTGTGGAGAAGAAGCAATAGACACCACACAGAGAAATCTTCAGCCGGGGGGTTCAGTGTGGGCTTCTGAAAACAACCTTTCTATAGAAATTAACGCAGTAAGCGGACAGGTATGGAGAGCGCGAATGGCCCTGTCTTGTCAAAGCTCCGATACAACCGGGCGAATACGAATATACAAAACAGCCGGAACCGGGGCAGCGTCAATTGGATGGGGGCCGTCAGGATATTTTAGTCTCACCGTTACAGGTGAAGACGGATTTTTGGTAAACCAGTATAGCTACAATGGATATATTGAACAGTTTTTTCATATAACAGGCACGGGCACTTTAACCTTAAAACTTCAGGCGTATGGTGATTATACCTACACCATTAAAGACAGATATTTCCTGGTTGAGCGTATAATATAATGGCTGATTTTCTTGAAACATGGAATGAACATATCCCCACTGGCGACACGGACGTTGATAAGATTGATGATGAAATTCGATCTTGCCGTGAAGCCATTAAGGAACGACTTCAGCCGAATATATTTTTTGATGAAAATATCACTAAAGATCAGCATAACTCTGACGGCAACTTCAGGAAATTTATTTTCTCCAATTCTGAGTCAGTAAGCTCTGGGCTTTCCAACGCGGTGATTCTTCATGCAAAAGACGTAGACAGTAAAGCCAGGCTTCACATAACAGACGAAGACGGCAACGCCATTGAATTAACAAAAATATATCCTTATCATGCAGAAGAAGAAACCGAAAGGACCAGAACCTATACTTCTTTTGGCGCAGCAAGCTATGAAACAGTCAGCTTTAATTCAATAAGCGGGGCATTGTATGAAATTCTGGTTTTAATGGAAATAAAACGAAACGTTCAACACGCTGCCTATACAGTAGAGGTAAGCCCCACCCCTTATGAAGCACCCGCCGTTACAACAAAAGCCGGAAAGTCTTCCTTGATGGCTGCGTATTATCAGGTTGGCGCAACAGATTTCCAGGTAGAATACCGAACCAGTGGCCTACCCGCAGACGAATATATAAAAGTATCTTTTGAGGTGTTTGTTGTGGGGGATGGGCGACCTTATGAAGTTGAGTTAAACTTTAGAACCCTGGATTCCGGGGGAACCGCATACTGCAAAAACAAACATATACTTGTTAGGCGAATACTATAATGGACCTGTTAAGCAAGAAATCCCCCATAATCCCACCTTCCGACCCTGCGGTACAGAGACATCTTCGGGACCAGGCGTACCGGAATTATCAGGATTTATCCGGGCTTAATTCTAATATGGATTCAGTTGATGATCGCGTAACGACCCTCGAAGGGAAATACCTTTCTTCTGCTGTTACCAAAACCATTGGAAGCGGGGGTGATTTTGCGAACTTCAAACAAGCGATTGCATGGAAAAGACAGTATCATTTTCCCGAAGGGGCGCAAGTTATATTTCAGCTATGTTCGGATGTAAACATAACAACACAGGCTGACTATACATGGACATACGATATAGACCCTCGATTTACAACATACGCAGCATTGCTTGTTCAGCAGTCTGACGGCTATGTTGTTTTAGACATGAACAGTTATGATATTTCCGCAGGGAACGGGGCAGATGCAGTGAACATGCTTGTCGCAAAGTATGGTGGCAGACTCAGGGTTTATAACAGTTCAACGGAGTATGTATCACGTATTTATAGTAATTATAGATATAAAGGAAGCGGAGTATTCGCAGAGTTTAATTCCCACATATCGGCAGACGATAATTCCTATATATATATAGGCAAAGATGGCGGGGAGTTCGGGAATGGTATTCTTGCAAGGTTTGACAGCAGTATATCGTTTTCGGCATTGGACGCCTATGACCCCACCAAAAAAGTATATTATTGTCGCCAGGGGGTTCTTTGTCAGTACCAATCTGTTGTAAGCTGTCCATATATTAAATGTTTTGGGAGAAGCAAAACTTCTACCACCTACACTTATGCGGGTCTTTATGTAAGACATAATTCTTTTATTTACGCACAAGGCTCTTATATGAATACATTTTATATAGCAGCTACGACTCAGACTCAAGCATACGTTGAAGCCCCATCCTCTACTTTTTATAATTGTTATTACGGTTTTTATGCAGCTAACATGGGTCTTTCTTTTGGCAACAATATGGTTTTTTCTTCAGTTACAGATACTCATTGTCCAAACGCAAACACGATAGGAAACGGCAATTCAATTAACATACAATAAAATGAAACTAATAGTACAAAATGATGAAATAATTTGTTTCCATGAGGACTACCAGGAAGTAGAAGGAATATACCCGAACGCAGAGGTTAAGTGGGTTCCCGATAGTGTTGACGCTTCATGGGTTTCACTTGACGAAGAAAAACTTTGCACCGTGCCCCGGAAATATTCAGAACTTCAACTTACTAAAAAACAACTTACCCTGATAAAAGAAAAAGAAAAAGAAGATTTAATATGTGAAGAAATGAGAAAAGTAGCAGTAGTAAGTCTTCAGGCAAAAGGAGTGCTTGACGAAAACGAAAACATTATAGAGAAGGAAGATGTTAAAGCAATTTAGAATACCAGCAATATTGGGCGTGATTAAAGACACCCCCTCTGAAGACCTTCCAGACGAAGCTGCAATAAGTGTGTCCAATTTTATCTTTCTCCGCAACACCTTCTTTCGCAGGGGTGGCCTGGGGCTACGGGGAACCCTGCCAACTACTGACCCTATCACATGCGTTTCGTTTTATGATTTAATAATGTCTTCTTCACGTTTTTTATTGTGTACTACCACCAGAGACACGTTCAAATATGATGGTAGCTGGAAATTTATAACCCGCAACCTGAACACGGGAACAGTAACGGTCGGCGGTGATGATAAAACCGTAACCCTTGCCGGTACAACGTGGCCCGATTGGGATGATTACCCCGAAGGGTCTATTTGTCAGATAAAGTTCGGCACGACCGATATGAATGGGACCGGCACACCGGACACCTGGTTTCCTATAGACACATGGGACAGCACCACTCAACTCACCCTGGCAACCCTGTGTACTGAAGCCGTTTCTGGCGCAGCGTATGTTATACGGTTATGCTGGTCAGGGGATGAAGACGATCAGCACGAAATTGTATATCCGGTTGACGAAGGAACCTGGGACAAGCTGGCAGTTATAACCAACGGGAAAGATGCAATTCAGAAGTGGGACGGTGGAAGCGGAACGTGTACCTTGCTTGGGGGAAGCCCGAACCTTGCACGACACATTGGATATTTCTATAATCATTTAATATTGGGGGATATTACAGATACCGGAACCGAATACCCACAGACGGTTGAACTTGCAGATATAGGAGACCCCGAAACATGGTCTGCAATTTTGTATAATCTGGTTGATACTGACGATAAGATCATGGCACTGAAGTCTTTCCGGGGGTCACTAATTATATACAAAGAGAAATCTATTGCGGTAGCACGGGCAACGGGGGATGATGAAGACCCTATCTCAATTGACGAAAATATGCACCCGATTGGAACACTCGCACCAAAAACGATATGTGACGTAAGTGGAGTTCAGTTTTTTCTCGGCAATGATGATGTGTATATGTTTGACGGCAGCAACGTCCACAAACTCGCAGACAAGATTGTTGCCTCGTCCCTGTTCCGTGAATTAAATAAAACGAAGATTAACCGGGCTTTTGCCGGGGTTATTCCCGAAGAAAGCCTTTACTGCCTGTTTATTCCGACCGGCACGAACACAACTTGTAACAGGTGTTATGCGTACAACTGGAAAACAAAAGCGTGGCAGATATGGGAATTTTCAGGATTGACGGCTGGATGTCCGGCGTACCTTGACACTGTATTTAAAATTGGTGATTTAACCGGAACAATCGGTGATCTGACTGGAACAATCGGCAGCTACAGAACAGAGGGGAAACAGGAAAGTCTTGTGCTGGCCGGAACATCGGGAAAGGTTTATTATTATGACTCAAGCGCAAACGATGATAACGGCACAAGCATTGAAGCAACCCTCATAACTAAAGACTATTCAATTAATGAGGTACATCAAGCCTTTCTGCTTTCACGGCTGACAATAGGAGTAAGCTATGTGGAGGCGGGAAGCTCCCTGTATGTGAGCCTGTCCACAGACTACGGAGACACATGGACAGATGAAGTACAGATTGAAACGACCGAAGATGCGTTTTACGAATATATTGCCTCATTTCTTATTCGTGCAAAACGGGTTCGGTTCAAGTTCCGCACAACAGGGAAAAACCGTATAGCATGGACTAACGTGCAGTATGCGGATGCAGGAGAATAATATGGGAGTTTTTGATTTTTTCAAACCGAAAGCACCGGAAATAAAACAGGTTCCGAAGTATACCGAAGAACAGAATGAGCTTATGAAACAGCTCACTGGTTTCTACGGTGATATGATGGGGTCAGAGGACGCTCAGAGCGCACTGGCTCGGCTGTTTTCTGGTAAACCCTCAACAGAAATAAACCCGGAAGTAACCGAACAGTTTTATAAAGAATCCATCTATGACCCTGCAATGAAAAATTGGGAACAGGAAATACTTCCTTCCATGCAGGAAAAGATGGGGAAGAATTACTGGTCTTCCGCAAGAAGCAAGGCAATAACGGACGCTGAAGGTGATCTTCACTCCGGCCTCAGACAGCAACACGGCAATCTGCTTTATCAGGATGAACAGATGCGGAGGCAGCTCGAAGAATCCGCACTACAGCGTTTAATGGGCGCAGCACAGCTTCCCGGTCAGCTTCTTGGAAACTCAGCTTTTGACACACTGGCGTATGGCGGGGGAAGTGACTTTCAGACTTATATTTCTCCACTATTACAGATTGGGTTAATGGGCGGGATGCTTTTCTAATGGAAAACAGCACACTTACAAAACTGCTTGGGATGCAGAGCATTTTTCAGAACATCAATGGAGCGAACGCCCACAATCAGGTGCGAAGTATATCCCCTGGTTTTGGACACAGTATTATACAGAGCCAGCCCTCGGACTCTGGCATTTCTCCGTTGATAAACATTATGAAAATGCTGGCCCTATTTAAAGGCGGTCAGCAGCCGACAGGAATTGACCCGAACGCCAATGCAGCTTCACCCCTACAGGGCATTTCCAGAATGGCGATAGGAGGTTAATATGGGACTTCAGTACATTTATCCGCAGAATCAGAATAGTGGTTTAACAGACCTTATGCGCGCCATAGTTATGCTTAAACAGGCGCAAGCTGCCAAAAGTTCAGTCAAACAGGACGTGTTAGGTGAAGTAATGGCTCACCTGAAATTGGGTGATTATGAAACAGCTAATAAGCTGTACCGTAAAGTAACCAGCCCATTAGGTCTCGGCTTTTTCGGAAAAGACCTTTCTGCCCCCGACCTTAACGCTGATAAAAGATACGCCCGTAAGCGTGGGAAAGTTGAAAAGAAACTGGATGAAGCAGAAGCAGCGAACAGGCTGTCCGTCAAGCCCGCTGTTAAAAAAGAAGAAGACCCGAACATGATAAAAACACCTGTTACTTTTGGGTCTTTACAGGAAGACAAAAATTACGATAAAACCGCAACACTTTCCGCAGAGCAATTAAAGGTTGCTGATGTTATTAAAAAGAACCTGACCCTTCCCTGGGCAGACAAGGCCAGCGTGGAAACCCGTGTTCGGGGCGCAAGGGATATTGCCAGAAAAGCAAGACTCAATCCTGATCTGGTAACTCCTGATCTGGTTGCCTACGTCCGGGGGGAAAAGAAAGGTGTTGCTTCAGCCGGACCCGAAAAAGAAATCGTACCCGGATTAAAAAGACTCTTTATGGAAGGGCTGGACTTTAAAAATAAAAGCATACAGGATAACTATGTGACCTTCTACGATAATGCCAGCAGACTTCTGGATAAATCTTCGCCTAAAGCACAGGACCAAATAATGAAAGATGCAGCTAACGCAGCTTATGTTATTGGGAGCGTATACCATAAAGGTGATGAATTTAGAGATCAGTTTATGGGGCAGTTTATGAGAAGGTCTACAGGAAGAACCTTTAAACCGATGCTTTTCCGTAACCTAAAATCAGGAAAGGTCAAGTGGCTTTATCCCGGTGACAACAATCTGCCGGGTAACCCTAAAGAATGGGTACAGGTTAAAACTTTTGACCAGCCCGATTGGAAAAGACCACAGGTCGGTAAAGACGACCTGAAGGATATACCCGAATAATGGGAATATTTGACACATTCACAAAAGGACCGATGGATGAAATGGGTCGTGTTCTACGAGAGCGCGACCCACTTCCCGAAAAAGAGTCTGTTAAAAAATCGGATTTTTTCAGTTCTATCCCGAAAGGACCAATGAACGAGTTGGGCCGTGTTATGCGGGAAAGTGACGAACCGGCCTTTAAAACCTTTCAAAAAACCCTTACCAGAAAACCCGACATAGTTGAGTATACAGACACACAATGGGGTAAATACAAGCACACCCTTGACGGCGAAACGGGAGAAACCCTGATGATACATTCTCCCGATGGGAATGTTATATTTGAAAAAGGGGTCGAAATAGCCCCGTTTTCCGTTGGTGATGTGGCAATTATGGTTGGCAGTGTCGGTGCGTCCGTTGGAGGTCGCCTTGCCGTTAATGCAGCTCGCCGGGGAATATATAAGGCAGCCAGAAGTTATATGGGCCGACACCTGAGAAAAGTGGGGGAAACAGGAAAACAGATAAGTGAATTATCCAACGAAATTGCAAAGGGTCTTCAGGGTCCGCGCTTAACATATAAACAACAGATTAAAATGAAGCACCCGGAGGCAAAGGCCATTGATGAAGCCGACACCGGGTTTTTCCAGTATTACAAAGACTTTGAAAATATTCCTTTTTATGATGATGTTGCAGATTCACTCAAACATTTCGATGATTTTGACCGAACCCTTCAGAACGCAGAAAGGGTCTTGGATTGGCAACGTGATTATAAGATTAAAGGGGAAAGCCTTTCTGACGTGCTAATGAGACAGTGGGTTGCCGTTGACCATCATGTTCGCAAAGAGCTGAAAAAAACGCCTCTTGGCAGAGAGGCTATTATAGACAGGGATGCCTGTTTAGGTTCAAGCTCTTTGTCGGATATGTATATGAAAGATGCGGACAAAATATTTTTTAAAACAATGCCCACCCAGGAGTATAAAAATTTTAATTCCTATCTGTTTTATGCCCGCGTAAAAGCTCTTGGGGATAAAAAAATAATTTCTAAAAATGGAACCCTCGTTGAAACAAAATTTCTTCACCCTGGTGGCGTAAAGGCTGCTGAAGAAGCAGAGGTATACCTACAGACACACACAACTCCCCGCATGGCTCAACTATTGGATAAATGGAAAGAGTTGACCCGAAAACCAATAGACGACATGCTGAAAAAAGAAATAATATCTCAAGAAGAACATACAAGGCTATTAAATAAAGCTGTGTATGCCCCCCGTGAAATACTGGAATATGCCGACAGCCACGTGTACAAACTTGCCAGAGGTAGTAAAACAATATCGGTGAATAGCAATGGGCTGGAACCCCTTGAAGAAGGAACGCTCAAAGCCCTCGAACTCGATTCCCGCCGGTTATTGTCAACCATGTATACCCGGACTTATGGCTTAATCGCACGAAACGAAGCGAATAAGCGGTTGTATGATTTAGCACAGGCGTACCCGAAAAACAAAATTGTAAAAATATGGGAAGACGCAGCAGAAGATTCTTTACCAACCTTTAAGCCGGGGGGGATTATTGAAAAACCCGTTCCCCTTTCCGTTGACCCGAATGAAACAGCAATACACTGTGTCATAAAAGGCAAAACTCACACCATGAAAATGCCGAATGATATGGCTTCAGCATGGATATTGAGCGACCCACAGATAAGCGCAAATATGCGGACTGGTTTATCATGGGCGTTGGGTGGTAATATTTTACGACCTATGGCAACAGGTTGGAACCCGGCTTTTGTATTAACCAACCTTCCGCGAGACATCGTACACGCATGGTTTGTGTCAGGGCAATATTCTTCTATGC